GTCTCGTAGACCTTGCGGCCGTTGACGTAGACGCGGTATGTCCCGGCGACGGCGGCCGCGACGGCTGACGCGGTGCCCCGGTTCTTGTTGCAGGCGCAGCCCATGCGCTCAGTCCCCTTCGGTTCCGGTGCTGTCGACGTCCAGCTTATCCGCCAGGGCGAGCAGCTCGGCCAGCTCGGCGTCCTCGGCAGCCTTGCGCTGCTCGGCGCGCCCCATGGACGCAACCAGCGCGTCGGCCAGCCGGTCGTAGTCGATCTCGGGCGCCACCACTGCCACCGTGGCGGAAGCTGTCTGCTCGGCCGCCTGACGCACTTCCTCGGCGGTCACGACCTCGTCGATCTCGGCCAGCGTGGCCGCCGCCGTGAGGGCCATCTGGGACCGCTCGATCACCGCGCTGGCGAGCAGCGGGGACGAGTGCCCCGGCACCGGCACGCCGAGGACGGCGCGCAGCTGCCAGTTCCCGGACGGGCCCTTCTTCATGTGGTAGCTGGGCTGTGTCCCCTTGAAGACGACCCGGTCCCATTCGGACAGCCACGGCGCGGCCGCCCCCGAGAACCACATGCCGCGCTCGTTCATGCCGACGGTGACGATGCCAGCCACGGTGCGGGTGTCGTCGAACTGGCACGCCGACGTCTCACACTCGGCGCTGTCCCTGTGGTGGCCGACGTTCATGGTGTAAGCACCGGCCTTGACAGTGCTGCCGTCGTCGAGCGAGAAGCGCTGACGCAGGAAGTGGCTGGTGTCGATCCGGCCGAGGCTGTCGATCGTGATCTTCTTCGCGTACCCGGCGTGCGGTTCGCCAGCCTGGGCGACCCACCCGAAGATCCGGCCGTTGGCGTAGTTCACGCCCGGCCCACCAGGCGGCAGCTCTTCCAGCGTCGGCTCACGGAACCACGCGGCAGGCATGGGCGGGATGTCCGCCATCGCCTTCCACGCGCTTGCCTGCATGTCGTCCATGTCGTCCTCACCCGTCTCTTCGGCCACGTGCGCGGCGACCGCTTCCAGCTTGGCCGACACCGCGTCCCTCTCGTCCTCGGGGATGTTCACCCCGCCGCGCGCGCCGTGCAGCGCGCCGAGCGCGGCCGCCACCCCGGCCGGGATGATGACCAGCTGACCGTCGTCGATGTCGGCGTACCCCAGCTTGTAGGCGGCCTTCGTCGCGGGGTCCGCCGAGTCGTCCCGGTAGGCGAACGCCCTGCCGATCTTGTCCGTGTCGCCGTCGGCCCACTCGAAAACCCGCGTGGCTGCGGCATCGCCGTCCCACGTCTCGTCCCGGTCGGCCACCGGCAGGTCCACGGCGCCGGTGGCCGACGCAACGAGCGTCTCGGCTTCGATGTCCACCTGCTCGACAGACGCAACGACCGTCGCAGCCGTCTTTGACGGTCCTGTGTACTGACCACGTGTCAGCCTCACCAGATCACCCTTCCTTGCAGCACGTGCCAGATGCCGCCGGACGGCGACGATCGGAACTTTCAGCAGCTTCGCCAGCCGCGCCGCCGACATGGGGTTGACGGACTTGCGGACCTGGCGTACAACCCGATCGTAGTCGGACGCTGCCGCACCGGCAGTCAGCCGTTCCCCGGCCGAGGCGAAGAAGGACGGGTCGTCGAGCACGATCCGCGCGTTCGCGTAGGCCGGGATCGTGACCAGCGTGGCGCCCCGGATCCGGCCCCGCGTGATGCGGACCAGGTAGTCGCCGGACCTCTGCGACTCGACCACCACACCGTCCGCCAGGTCCGGGTCACCGGCGGCCGCTTCCAGCTCGAACAGAGTGCCCGGCACGGTGCCGTCCGGTCCGGCGGTGAAGGTGACCTTGCGGGACTCGGACATGAAGCCGGTGGCCCCGGCGGCGAGCTCGGACTCGGTCTCGCCCGTGAGGCTGAAGCCGCCGTCCGGGTGCATGAACAGTGACGCGGTGAGCAGCCGCGTGCGGTACGTCTCGGACGCGCCGGGGGTGGCGTCGACCATCTCAAGGTCCACGTCGTCCAGGTCCACCGAGACGCCCAGCGGGGCCTTCTGCGCGAGCAGCATGGCCGCCTCAGCGCCAGCCTGCTGGGACACGTACAGCTTGCCGTGGCCGGGGATCCTGTCCCCGTCCCGGCCGATGCCGTCGATGCACCCGGCCAGCTGCGCGCCTTCGTGGCCGCCCATCATCTCGTCGGCGTACTGAAGCGGCCACGGGCCGGGGCCGTCCCAGTACAGCGCGCCGGGGGCAAACACCCTGCCGTCGCCGGTCTGCTGGTTCTCGAAGGCGAGCGCCGTCTCGTCCGGCGTGGACCAGGTGACCACCGGGTGCGGGTCGTACTCGGCCTTCTCGACAGCCATGTCGTCCGGGTAGATCGTCTCGTCCAGCGCGACGACCTGACCCTGGTCCGGGTCGGGCAGTAGTGGGTAGTCGGTGTACTCACCGGCGAACGCGACCCGCAACCGGTCGAAGGTGACGGGCCCGACCCGGTCGGTCATGGACTGCACGTCCGCCTCGCCGTACGCCCCGCAGACGTGCGGCGACCAGGGGGTGTACTGCGGCGGCATGCGGTCTACGTGGTCCTGATCTTCGAGCTGCCACGTCACCTCATGGTGGGCCCCGGCCAGGTCCGGGCCGTCCGTCTCACGGTCGTCCCCGATGTTCCAGACCCACGCGGGACTGTCGCCCTGAGGATTCCACTGGGCGACACCGAACGCACGGGCGCTGACCGGGGCCAGCCACCCGGCAGCGCGCTGCATGGCGTACCGGACCGAGTCGCGGGACTCTTCCGGCCAGTCGGCAGCGTCGCCCAGGTAGTACAGGGTCATGTGCAGCTGGTCCGCCACCTCACCGCCGATCAGGGCGAGACGCTCGGCGTCCGCCTTGCTCGGCATCAGGGCGATCATGGCGCCGGTGTGCACATCAGCGGCGGCTGACAGGTCGTCCTCGTCCACGTCGGTCCTCTCACTGGCGACGGCCGTCCGCATGATGCACCGGCAGTTAATCGTCAGGTCGGCCGGGGCCGTCGGGTCCCCGGGGTACTGCATGGGCGTGCCGCCCACGTCGAACGGATCATCGATCAGCTGAAGCTGGGCGTTCGCGTCTCTGTGTGCGATCCTGACGCGCTCGTCGTTGCGGGTGACCCACTGCTTCACCAGCGGCCGGTCCGGGCCCGTGAGCGCTTGCGCGGCGGCCAGCGTGCCCGCGTTGAACGCCCGGGTCGCCTCGGTCGCGGCGATGCGCTGCGCCCGGGTCGGCCCAAGCTGCGTGCCGTCATCGTCGAACAGGGTGGTCATCCGCCGCTTCAGCTGCGCCGTGGTCTCACCGGCGGCCACGCCCTCGGCCAGGGACTGCACAGCGGCTGCGGACAGCCGGTCCCCGACCTGGTCCAGCAGGCCGCGCGTCGCTTCCAGGTACGGGGTCAGGACATCGTCCTGCTGCGTGAGCGGCGGCACCGGCTCGTCGAGATCCTCGGCCGTGACCCGGGCGCCCCGGGCGGCGATCGCCCGCAGGCGAGTCATGATCGAGCCGACCCGGCGACGCCACATGGCACCGATCCGGCTGACGCTGAACGTCGCGGCCGTCAGCTCGGTCGACCGGTCCACGGCAAAGGCGAAGTCCTGCGCGGTCAGCGTGAGCGCCGCCTGCACGTCCTCGCGCAGGTCTGCTTCCAGTTGGTCGAGCAGCGCTTCCAGCTCGTCGTCGGTCATGCCGCCGCCACCTTGATCTGAGCCAGCATCCTGGGGACGTTGTCGAAGGCGTGAGTCTGCCCGCTGATGAGCAGCGCGGTGACGTACTCGTTCAGGGCGCCAGCCAGCGCCAGCGGGTCCAGCCCGTAGCGCTGCGCCACGTCCGGCACCCGGACCCACGCATCGTCGAGCAGCTTGTACGCAGCGACGTTCTCGCGCATGACCGGGTGCCGGAAGTGGACCATGCCGGTGGAAACGAGTTCCCGCGAGGAACCACGGTTGGCGCGGGGAACCAGCGGCGTGTTCATCATCTTCCGGGACGCCCCGAGCAGCGCGCCCCAGACGAGGCCGTCGACAGCCTCGGCCAGCGCGGCGGACGTATCGGCAGTGAAGCTGTCCAGGACCGCAGAGGAAGCGGCCACGGTCATCGGCGGGAAGGCAGGCGGCGCTTCGGTCTCGCTCACAGGCAGGTCGTCCTCTGTGGTCGTCGGGGTCTCGTCCTCATCAGGCATCGTATCGGCCGAGCTCGGCGCGTCCTTCTCGGTGAAGCCGAGCTCGCGGCGTGCGGCGGACCCGCTGATGAGCCCTTCCTTGTACGCTTCCAGCGCGCTGGCGCTCTTGTTGCTGGACGAACGCAGACCGGCCGTGTCGTACCAGACCATCCACTCACCGGCGTCCGGCTCACCCTCGGCTTCGAGCAGCGGCTGAAGCCACTCGTCGGTGAGCGCCTGACAGATGAGCGCGAGGCGCGGCTCGGCGCCCATCCGCAGCGCCTCGGCGGTCAGCGCCCAGGCACCCCAGTGGTTGCTGTCCCCGAGGCCGAGCAGCACCTCGGCCGGAACGTCGGCACCGATCGCGAACCGGCGGATCGCCTCGTCGCGCAGCTGAAGGGCCATCGCGTCGAACTCGGACGTGAACTGAAGCCACTTGACCCCCGAGATCAGGTCACCGGGGACTTCCAGAACGATCGGCACCGTGGCGGCCGCCGACTCGGGCTCACGGATTGCCGTGCTGGCGACTTCGATGAACGTGTCAAGCAGCGAGTCCTCAGCGCCGTCCTGGCCGGGCTGCGTGGGGAAGCGCGCGCCGGACGGGATGAGCAGGATGCCGCGCCCCGTAATGCGGGACCGG